TATGGCATTTGAAACCTTATTGCTAAAACTGCAACCGATTATGGAAAAGACAACCAAATTAAAGTTGTATCCTAATTATACGTATGCAAGAATTTATAAACCAGGTGATGAACTCAAACGTCACAAAGATAGATTCTCTTGTGAGATATCTACAACATTAAATCTTGGTGGAGATAAATGGCCTATCTATATTGAACCTTCTCAAAAAGAAGGAATGAAAGGTGTGTCAGTAAATCTAAAACCAGGAGATATGTTAGTTTATAAAGGAAATATATTAGAGCATTGGAGAGAACCATTTAAAGGTAAAGACTGTGCTCAAGTTTTCTTACATTATAACAACTCAAAAACCAAAGGGTCGAAGGACAACATGTTCGACAAAAGGCCCCATTTAGGACTTCCATCTTGGTTTAAACGTTGATATAACCTATTGAGAGCCAGAGATACCACCACATACCACCTCTCTGGCTCGTAATAGGAGATATTAATGTTTTTTGGCGCAACATCATTTGCAGCAGCACCTTTTGCAGATCCAGGATTTAATCCTAATGCAGTAGTTAATTTAACAGGTAATCGTATTAACACAGCTACAGGAACTGTAGGTCTTGTTGGCGATGCTTTGATTTTACCTACAGGTAGTCAGTCTAACTTTACTATAGGTAATATTAAAGTTGCTGATGTTATTGGTGTTAATGGAATTGCAACTGCACTATCAACTGGAACTGTGATTGTCGCAGCTGGTGCTGATGTTAGTGTTACAGGTAGCCAAGCTGACTTTACGACAGGAACGGTGAACGTTGCTGACGTTGTAGGGGTTAGCGGATCAAGAGTTAATATTGATACAGGTGATGTAACTTTAGTTGGTAAAGCAACTGTATTACCAAATGGTAGTGAAATCAATGTTGCAACTGGAACTGTTACATTTCAATTTAAATATTCAGTTACTGGTTCACAAGTTAATGTAGATACAGGAACAGTATCTATTGTAGGTAAGGCAAATGTATTACCAAATGGATCAACCATTAATACAGACACAGGTGAAATTACCGTTGTTGCTGATGCAAATGTTTCTGTCACAGGATCAAGAACAGATATTGAAGTTGGTAATGTTACCACAAGAGCGAATGCTACAGTAGTTGTTACAACAAATAGACAAAATCTATCAACAGGAACAGTTACCGTTACTGCAGATGCAACCATACTAGCTGAAGGTTCAGCTTTAGAATTAGCAACGTCCGATGTATTAGTTAAAAAATGGGATGGTATTGTACCAGGTGCAAGTCAAACTTGGGTCCCAATTCAAACAAGTAGAGGATCATAATGTTTTTTGGAGGTAGTTCATTTGCTAGTTCACCATTTGCGGATCCAGGTGGAGTAAGTATTGCCTTTGCCGTTAATGGAGTAGGTTTAAATGTTGCAAGTGAAGGTGAAGGTATTTTATTTTCTGCATTTAACCAAGCACAACTTTCAACTGCACAATCTAAATTTGGTGTATCTTCTTTATTATTAGATGGTACAAATGATTATGTAGAATCTGACTCAAATGTTAATTTAAATTCAACAGATTTTACAATTGATGTTTGGATCAGGCCAAACAGTGTAACAGGTTACAAAGGTATTTGGCAATCAGGAACAAGCACAACAGAACAATCTTATTTATTAGGTAACACAGTTTATTGGACCGTAACTCCATCAACAATTATTACTTCTTCAGTTACTGTTAATGCAAATGAATGGACTATGTTGTCTTATGAAAGACAAGGTAACACTCACAGAATATATAAAAACGGAACTTTAGAAGATACAGCTACCACAGCTAATAAACAAGATAATGGTCCATTCAGTATTGGTGAAAATGGCTTTGGTGATTTTAATGGCTACATTGATGAGCTAAGAGTTTCAACTGTTGCAAGATACGGAGGATCAAGTTTTACAGAACCGACTAGTGCATTTAGTCCAGATGGATCAACAAGTGTATTACTTCATTTTGATGGAGCAAATGGTTCAACTACTATTACAAACTCTGCATTTAGTGGTACCGTTGTTATTGGAAAAGCAAGAGTTTTACCAGGTGGTTCTGAAATAGAACTTACAATAGGTAATGTAACCGTTAGATTACCAGCTACAGTGTTAGTATCAGGTAATCAAATAAACCTTGCAACAAACACCATAGATGTGATATCATGGAACCCGATTCCACCAGGTGCGAATCAAATTTGGGTCCCAATAGATCCAGATAATCCGTAGGAGAAATATGGCGTCAAGTTATTCAAATGATTTAAAATTAGAGCTTATTACAACAGGTGAAAAATCTGGTACATGGGGAACTATTACCAATACCAATTTACAACAACTCGAACAAGCAGCTTCTGGTTATATCGCTGTTGATGTAACATCTGCTGATGTTGCTTTATCTTTAGCAAATGGTGCAGTATCAAATGGAAAGAATTTATATATTAAATTAGTTACCAACACAGGTTCTAATGAATTAACAGCAAATAGAACAGTCACAATGCCTGATTCAGCTGAAAGAGTATTCATCATTCAAGATGCAACTTCTAGATCAGCAAACAATTATACATTAACTGTTAAAACTGTTTCAGGAACAGGTGTTACTTTACCCATTGCTTCAACAAGTTTAGTTTATTCAGATGGAACGAACGTTAATTTAGGTTTAAGACAAAAAGGATATTTTACACCAGCAGGTGATTATACAGCAGTAAATGGTGATCAATTATTGATTGATACTTCAGGAGGTGGAATTGGAGCTCCTGTAACCATTACTTTACCAGCATCGCCAACTGTAGGAGATGAAGTTCATTTTATAGATTCAGGTGCAAACCTTGCTTCTAACAATTTAACAGTTGGAAGAAACAGCTCAAATATTTTAGGTTCAGCTTCTGATTTAACTGTATCAACAAACGCAGTCGCATTTACATTAGTTTATGTAAACGCAACAAGAGGCTGGGCGTATAAAGATAATATTTAGGAGGTCACATGCCTCTTCAGCAAGTTAAATTCGCACCAGGCATCGACAAACAAAATACAACAGTCGGAGCACAAGGTCGTTGGGTAGATTCTGATAATGTAAGATTTAGATATGGTTTACCTGAAAAAGTATCAGGTTGGTCTTCTTTAATTACAGATACCATTGTTGGAGTTGCAAGGAAACAACATGCTTTCGTAGATATCTCTGGAAACAGATACGTTGCAATAGGAACAGATAAATTTTTACTTTTATATTTTGAAGGTCAGCTTTATGACATCACACCTTTACGTGCTACTTTATCTTCAGCAACCATTGCAACAACAGATACTTCAGCAGTTTGTGAAATTACAACTGGATCTGCTCATGGTTTAATTGCAGGTGATATTGTTTTATTAGATAATGTAACTCTTCCTGGTGGAACAGGTTATACAGATGCAGACTTTGAAGATAAATTATTTCAAGTCACAGGTGTTTCATCAACTACAGTATTCACTATTACTCAATCATCAGCTGCAACAGGAACCGTGTCAACTGGAGGAAGTATAGATGTTAAACCTTATGAAAATATTGGTCCTGCAGAACAATCTTATGGTTATGGTTGGGGAACTGATACTTGGGGAGCAGGTGGATGGGGAGATGCATCATCAGCAAACGATGTGGTACTAGAACCAGGTCTTTGGTCTTTAGATAATTTTGGTCAAGTGTTAATTGCAACCATTGCAAACGGTAAAACATTTACATGGAATGCTGGAGCAACAACTCCACTTACTGTTAGAGCTTCAACATCAACTGCTGATTTTTCTACATCAGCTAACCCTACAGCATCAAGACTGACTTTAGTATCACCAACCACAAGACACTTATGTCACTTTGGAACAGAGACAACGATTGGAACTACAACAACACAAGATGATATGTTTATAAGATTCTCTGACCAAGAAAATATCAACGACTATACACAGACCGCGATCAACGCTGCAGGAAGCTTTAGATTGCAAGACGGAACGCGGATCGTGGGTGCTTTAAAAGCAAAAGAAACAATTCTAGTTTGGACTGATAATGCACTTTATACCATGAGATATATTGGTGCGCCATTTACATTTGGATTTGAACAAGTTGGAACCAACTGTGGTTTGATTGGTAAAAATGCTGCAATTGAAATTGATGGTGCGGCTTATTGGATGTCACCTAATGGATTCTTTTTATTTGATGGTACGGTTAAATCTTTACAATGTTCTGTTGATGATTATGTTTATGATCAGATTGATACCACTAAAGGACAACAGGTCGCTGCAGGAATTGATAACTTACATACAGAAGTCATTTGGTATTATACATCCACATCATCTGATTTTAACGATCAATATGTTGTCTATAACTATGGTGAAAGTTCAGCACAACTTCCTGTTTGGTATATTGGAACAGAAGCAAGAACTTCATGGATTGATGCCGTAGTTTATCCAAATCCATTTGCAACTAAATATGATAGCACTGCAACAGGAACATTTCCTGTAATTGTAGGAGAAGATGGTTTAGGTCAAACTACTTATTTTGAACATCATGTGGGAACAGATCAAGTTAATCCTGATGGTACAACTACCGCTGTGACTTCTTATATTCAATCATTTGATTTTGATTTAAAAATAGAAGGAACCGACGGTGAAATTTTTTTAGCGATGAGACGATTGATTCCTGATTTTAAAAACTTAGAAGGTAATTTGAGTTTAACCATGTCAGTCAAACGATATCCATCTGAATCAGATACGGTAACTGCTTTGAGTCCTTTTACGATTACAACGTCTACAACAAAAGTTGATACAAGAACAAGAGGACGATATGCAAATATAAAAATTGCAAATAATAATATCAGTGAAAACTGGAGATTTGGTACACTTAATTTAGATTTACAACCTGATGGAAGAAGATAATGGCAAAGATTAATGTAAGAATACCAGAACCTAAAACAGAATACGATGTTTCAAACCAGAAACAAATTAATAGAGCTGTAGGTTTAGTGGTAGAACAATTAAATTCTACATTTTTAAATGAGCTTAAACAAGAAACAGAACGTTATACTTGGTTTAGTATGGGAGGAAACTGTTAATGTCTTGTAATAACGTAAACTTTGAAAATCCTTTTGATCTTAATGTTTCGAGTGGAGCTTTATCACCTAGCTATAAACAAAATTATAAATTTGGAACAAATTCTAGTGTTGGAAATAGTGTAGAAACTATTTGGCAACAAGGAGGACTTTACTCTTACCCACCAAGTGCATCCACTATGACTGTGTCTAGTTCTGATGTAAATGATACCTCTGCTGGAACAGGTGCAAGAACTCTTGAAATTTTT